GCCTTCTTTGTCAGCTTAATTAGCATTTTTAGCCTTTCTCGCACGAGTTTTAGGTGCTGGCGTCTCGCTCTTGTCTAAAGCAACAGAGCGGTCAGAAACTGTAGGCTTCTTCACAGCAGGCGCGACTTCAGCGCGACCCATTGTTACTAAGCTGCGACCCTCTGCTTCACTCAGATCAACAACATCTCCAGCATTACAGCGTTTGCCGCCAGCCATGCAGGATTTGGTGATTAGGTATGGCATTGGGTTATCCTTTTGTGAGGTAGGGAGGGCCGTTAAGCCCTCCCATTTGAGCGTCATTATGCGCCGTCGTTGTTGAAGGCAAACGATACGGCATGGCGAACTGCCACGTCCATTGTTTGCAGAGCAACGATGCGAACTGTGCCGCTTGTGCTGTTGGTGTATGGGTCAACAGTGATGTCGAGACCACCGTACATACCAACCAGCAAGTCGCTGAAGTTACCGAAGTACATGTCGCCTGCGGTAGCTTGGTTCGACACAATCGCACGGTAGCCGTTGATTGTGTTGCCCGGCTCAACCACGAACTGACCAGAGCCAGAATCTTTTGTGGTTGTTTTCAGAGCACCGTACATGCCTGCTGGCAGGATGTACGCCAAGTTACCCATCAGAGCGTTATCTTCAGCAACAGCCGTTTCCATCGCAACTACTTCTGCGAAGGTTGGGTTAGCAGCAGCGAACGATGTCGGAGCGTTGATGCCCGACGTGTTCTTGATGCCTGTTGGCTGACCGGACGAACCGGAACCCGCAAGAGCGCCCAAGTCAATCGCTTGTGCGATTGCAGTGGACAGATCGTTACGGATCAGGGCTTCGATGTCCAAGCTGGACTGCATCATCATCAAGCGCGTCACGTCGGTGAAGGCACCCAATGTCTTAGGCGACATTGTAACCTGACCAAGTGTTGGCTCGCTCTCAGATGCGTCACCACCCTCTGTGGAAATCCAGCCAGCGGCAGATGCTGCTGTTTTCTTCGGGATTTTCACATCGCCTTGCAGACCGGACAACATTGTTGCGCCAGCTTGCATGACAGAGGAAGCGTTGCGCAGAACGTCGATGAAGTCGCCGCCACGGAAGTCTTCAGCGATTACCGCTGCGTCATCTGTGGTGTTGAGGTCACGCTGTGCCATGTTCCATGTGCGACGAACGTCAGCAGGAACGTACAGACCTTGTG